GTGCCCGTGTCATCCACAAAGTCTACAGTACCTCTGTCACCGGGTATTAATTTAGAATACTGGTCGTTCATCCGCACCAACTCAACACGGGTTCCCGCAGGATATTGCTTTCGGAGCATCTCCACGATCTCCTTTGAAGGAAACTTATACATGCTCTGTTACCTCCGTCGCTTTTGCTTTGGCACCGTTCTTGAAAGCACTGTTGCCTGGCAGGTTTCTGAGCAGGATTTTACGCGCTGTTTTGTACTCATCGCCCACAAAACCCAATCTTATAAGGAACACTCGGAAAGCGAACTTCTCATTATCAACAGGCTTATCTTTGGCTGTCACACGATGCTGTTCCTTTGCAGCTGCACAAAGGGCACCAATGAAGCGAGAGTAAGCAGAAAGCTCCTCTGGATCAATCCCGAAGCGGAACCATGGAAACCTAATTGTTGTTTCTGTCCGCTCGATAGGCAGCTTATCAACTCCGATTGCTTTTTTAATGAGAGACTCTTTGCTTGCAATGAGCCGTTCCAGATTCTTCAGTGCTGAGTCGGTAAACCCATCAAGCGGCATTTCTATCGTAAGCGTGTCACACAGTTCATCGGCGCCTACTTCGTCACTTTCGTAGGTAAAGCCGAGCTCCAGAAGTTTTTTCAGTAAGTTCTGGATGGTAATCTCGTCCGTGCGATCATCCCATGATAGAGTCCCATCCTTGCTGATGTTGATATTGCCTACAACATAGGCAAAGCTCGGTGCACCTTTATAAACAGGTTCAAGGCCGAGGGCTTCTCCTATTGCCTTGGCGAGTGCTTTTCTTGCCTCGCCGGATACATTGAATCTTGCTTCCATTTTCGTTAGCCTCCTTAGCTTTTTGGTGATTACATATATCACTCTAAAGCTGTGGAATAGCAAGTAATATTGAGCAGGAATAAATGTGTATCAGGCTGATTCAACCTCGGTGAAAGCCATGCTCACACCGTCCCGAATGAGATACACATTATCCTTGCTGCCTACCTGCTCGATATATCGTTTCACGATTACATCACAGAACTTCTCATCCAATTCTACTGTGTAGCAAATCCGCTTTGTCTGCTCGCAGGCGATAAGGGTACTACCTGATCCACCGAATGGATCTAGTACGATGCACCCTGTCATGCTGGAATTTAGGATAGGGTATGCTATCAGCGGTACCGGCTTCATCGTGGGATGGTCTGCATTCTTCTTGGGCTTGTCAAACTCCCAGATGGTTGACTGCTTGCGGTCGGAATACCAGACATGCTTACCGTTTTTCTTCCAGCCGAACAGGATTGGCTCATGCTGCCATTGATACGGTGATCGTCCAAGCACCAGTGATTGCTTCTTCCAAATACATGTGCCAGAAAGGTAAAATCCGGCGGCATCAAAAGCACGACGGAAATTGAGCCCTTCGGTGTCAGCATGGAATACATAAATAGACGCGTCCTTCGCCATCGCTTTTTCAGTGAGGGTGAACGCGTCTAAAAGAAACTGATAAAACTTTTCATCCGCCATATTATCGTTCTTAATCTTTCCGGCTGTGCCTTCGTAGTTAACATTGTACGGAGGATCAGTCACCGTAAGGTTTGCCAGCTTTCCGTCCATAAGCAGATTGAAAGTCTCAGCCTTCGTGCTATCACCACACACCAGACGGTGCTGTCCAAGTAGCCACAAATCACCCAGCTTCGTAATAGCAGGTTTTGAAAGTTCTTCGTCCACATCAAAGTCATCGTCTTTGATATCCTCAATACCGCCTAACAGCTTATTTAACTCTGCATCGTCAAAGCCCAGGAGCGACAAATCAAAATCTACACCTTGTAATTCAGAAAGTTCTACCGATAACATTTCAGTATCCCAGCCTGCGTTCAAGGCAAGGCGGTTGTCAGCGATTATGTATGCTCGCTTCTGTGCTTCGGTCAGATGTTCCGCAAATACACATGGAACTTCGGTGATACCTTCTTCTTTAGCTGCAAGAACACGGCCATGCCCTGCGATTATATTTAAGTCTTTATCCACTATGACTGGATTGACGAAACCAAACTCCCGTAGGCTCGCACGAAGCTGGAGAATCTGTTCCTTGCTATGTGTACGAGCATTCCTTGCATATGGCACCAGCTTATCAATATTTACTTTTTCTAATCGTTCAGTTGTATTCACAATCTTCTACCGTCCTCTCCTACCTGAAAGCAGAGCTTCCATAATATCGTCCTGCGGATTACCAATGAAAGCCGTGGTACAGTTTTGCTTGACTATGTCAAAGATTTCATACCAGAGCAGGTTAGCCTGTTTTTGAAATGACTGGCTCATTTGCACGAACGGACTGGCAATCGCACCTCCCGTTGTTGGGTGCTTGCCTAAAAGGCCATATGTGCTTATTGCTTCTTCACACTGGATGTATCGTGTAAACGACTGTGCATAGGCTTCGACGAGTCTGGGATTTACGAATTTTTCACAACCACGTTCCTTGAGCCATTTCCATGTTTCAATAAATAGGGCATCAGCACCCAGTGGTTTACCATCTTTTTGCCGTGCGCTGAGGTATTCACTCGGCGCCGGTATATCTTCACCATTCAAGTCTGCTGTATCATCCAGTTCGCTTGCTTCGAGCATGGACTCTGGCTTAAACTCTGGCGCCTCCAAAATCCGTGCGGCTTTACCTGCTGCGATCTTTTCCGCAAGAGGTTGTGGTTTGTCCCCGGCGCGCACGCGGCGCCCACCTCTATTTGTACCGTCTTTTGCCACGTGCCTTCACCTCCTTGCTGTGGCAGGGTTTAATACCCCGTTTGAACCTGAATTTTTTCGCGCGTGACCCCACGCCCGTTGCACGATAAAAAAGTCACAGAGATTTTGACCGCCCCTCGTCAAATCGAAAATCTACTTGATATCTTCTTGATTTCTATATTGACAAACCGAAGCATTTTGATATAATAGATAACAAGAAGATAACAACTTCATAACTAACTTTTTATTTTATCGTCGGATATGCCGACAGAAAGGAGTAACAATGAATACATGGTTGATCCGTCCCGTCCCTCACGGCACTAACAGGCTTCAAGAGTTCCGCAGCCGTAACATCATTGCAATAGGCTGGCCCGATATTGGAAACCTTACCGGGCAATCGCGCGAAAGCATTAAAACTCTGCTTGCTGCTCCTCCGAACAACTATACTGGACTAGAGCTAGGGAATGCCTACGCTACCATTGACATCTTTGTAAATCGAATCAACACGGGTGACATTGTCCTTGTTCCAAATGGTGACGACATTTACTTTGCCGAAGTAACAAGTGGCTACATCTTCGATGCTTCTGCTGTCACCGATGGGTATCCTCACCAGCGTCGGGTCAGATGGCTCGCAGATACCTCTAGAGAATCTCTCTCAAAAGAACTACGTTCTTCGCTTAAGGTACATCGCACCACCGCAGACCTATCAAAACATGCCACCGAGATAATAGCCCTTGCAACAGGCAATCCGATACCAGTAACAGCTACTATTGACGTCAGTTACCCGCTTCGACCAGATTTTAATGTTAATTTCAAGATACCTGCCGATATCACAAAAACCGAAGCTGACCGGCTAAGTACTTATCTACGTTCCCTCTATTACTCAGAATAGGCTTCATCGCATTAAGGCTGGGGATAACTCCCTGGCCTTTTCCATCTTCCACCTTCTCGTGCAGTGATCTCAGAGTGACAGGAAGTACACAAAGACATAAGGTTACTCGTTTCATTTGTTCCACCACAGGATAATGGCTTGATGTGGTGTACTTCCTCAGCAGGGGTAATCCGACCTTGCTTCTCACAACGCTCACAGAGAGGATGCTCTGCTATGTATCTATCTCGGATGCGCTTCCATGTCCGATTGTACCGTTTCCTCACAGCAGGGTCGCGATCATAGCGTTCGTATCGCCTGGCTTCCTGCTTGGCATGTTCATCACAGAACCTACCATCCGTCAGCTTGGGGCAGCCGGGATGAGAACAAGGACGCTTGGGTTTGTAGGGCAATTGGATCACCTCGCTTGGATAAAAGAAAAGCCCTCGTGGGTTTCCCCTCGAAGGCTCTCTACACAATAATCGATGGTATAACTATACCATACAGGAAAGCAAACATTCCCTCGTAATTCCCTCATATTTATCCGAACAACATGCTACGCAGATGGTTCAGTGCTCCTGACCGTAAGCGCTCGATGTGGCTTTCGCTATAGTTTAATTCATTCATAAGCCGGTAAGTAGCACCGGACTTCTGATCGGTACCCATATAAAACTCGGCAAGTATATGCTGCTCGGTATCTGTAAGGCTTGACCAGGCCGGTTCAAACCAAGACATGTATTCCAGTGCTTGACTGTATCGTTCTCGCAGTATGTCCAGCTTATCAAGCTGTGCAACCAACTTGTCGGTACCTGCCTGCGGATTTCTTGCAGACGGCAGCCCGGAAAGCTTGGGCGTTCTGGGAGAAGCCATTTTCTCATATACATCCTTAATCTCCTGCGGGGTGTTATTGATAATAAACCTCATATTGTTATAGTCCCGGATGGCGGCTACAGTCGCCGCATTCTTGTTTATATACTTTAGCGCAATCATATGACCGCCTCCTTTAGGTTTGCTTTGACCGCATCGATAAGAGCGGTCTGGGTTTTA